TGAAAGCGTGGCAGACCGCTGCACCAAGTCGCATGAGTACATCTTCCTGCTGTCCAAGAAGCCCCACTACTACTACGATCACGAAGCCGTAAAGGAACCTGCTCGTAATTGGGGAACCCGTGACCGCACCGAAATGCGGGACGGAACCACTGATCCCAAACTAAAGCACCACGGACTACAGGGCAAAGAGTGGGAGGAGAATCCACTGAAAAACAAGCGATCCGTATGGACGGTGAATGCGAAGGGCTACAAGGGCGCACACTTTGCGGTGTATCCTGAAGAACTAGTAACGCCGTGTGTACTTGCAGGATGCCCCGCAGGAGGCACCGTGTTTGACCCGTTCACAGGCAGCGGAACAACTGCTGTGGTGGCTTTGAAGAACGGAAGGAATTATATTGGGACTGAATTGAATCCCGAATATATTAAGATTGCAGAAGCGCGTATTAAAGAATCAGTTCCACAAACTCTAGAGGAGATTTTAAATGAGCAAGTTTAAGCCAATTGGAAAATGGATTTGGGTGCAGTCGCACCTTGGTGGGCAGACCGAAACCGAAGCGGGAATCATTTACAATGAAGTAGTGAAAACTCGGAACATTTGGGGTACGGTTGTGGCGATTGGTGATAAGATAACGGAAGACATTTGTGTGGGTGATCGTGTGCTGTGGGACAGAACGCAGAACAAGGGTCAGGGGCATGACGGCAAAGACATGGTTCATCAGGATTGGATTTCACTAGTAGAAAGATAAGAACACAGTGGACTTCTACACTTCCGTTGATATTCGTGGCAAGAACATCCTGTACCGTGGATGGAAGAACGGGCAGAGGCAGCACCTCCGCTCACCGTTTTGCCCCACGCTCTACATTCCCGGCAAGGACAAGAGCGGGGACACTACACTTACCACGATTCACGGACAGCCCGTGCAGCCTGTGCAGTTCGAAGATATGCAGGAGGCACGGCAGTTCATTGATCAGTTCAAGGATGTTTCCAACTACGATGTTTACGGAAACACCAACTATGTGTACCAATACCTTTATAAAGAGTTTCCCCATGAAGTCGAATACGATTTCAGCACTCTCCGCGTAGCCAACTTTGACATTGAGACATCTTGTGACGGCGGTTTTCCCACGCCCAGTTCTCCGACCGAACGGATTATTGCAATCACAATCTCAATGGGTGAAAAGACCTATGTGCTAGGGTTGGGAGACTTTCATATTGAAGGAAAGGGAGTTCAGATCACCCCGTACAATGATGAGCGGGAACTACTAGAAGGCTTTATAGCCATTTGGAAATTCCTTGATCCCGACATTGTGACAGGATGGAACATTCGCTTTTTTGATATTCCGTACCTTGTGGCGCGGATGAACCATCTTGAAGACGGGTGGGCGAACTCCCTTTCCCCTTGGGGGAAGATGCGGGAAATGACTGTTAACCGCATGGGACGAGATCAAACCGCGTATGTGATCAGCGGTGTGGCTACCCTTGATTACTTTGAATTGTATCAAACCTTTACCTATGTGAAGCAGGAATCGTACTCACTCAACCACATTTCCAAGGTGGAGTTGGGCGAGGAGAAACTGTCTTACGGGGAATACGAAACCATTCAAGAGTTCTACACCAAAGACTTTCAGAAGTTCATGGAGTATAACCTACAGGATGTGCGACTTGTAGACAAACTAGAATCCAAACTGAAACTCATGGAACTAGCGGTGGCGTTGGCGTATTCCGCCCGTGTAAACTTTGAGGATGTGTTTTCTCAAGTCCGCACATGGGATGCCATTATTCACCATCACCTGATGAGCAAGGGCATGGTGATTCCACAGAAGAAGACCAACGACAAGGACGAGCAGTACGCGGGTGCGTATGTGAAAGATCCACTTGTGGGCAAGCACGATTGGGTGGTGAGTTACGATTTGAATTCGCTGTATCCCCATCTAATCATGCAATTCAATATTTCTCCTGAGACAAAGGACACAAATCCTGTGTGGAAGCGCGGGTGCATCTCGCCTGACTCCTTGTTGGCACGGAATCGCGGTGAAACCCTCAAGACATTTATTGATCCTGCTGAGTATTTGAATCAAGGCAAGGAATGCAATCTGTCTATTGCTGCAAACGGCGTGGCGTTTACTCGTGAGCGTCAAGGCTTCTTGCCTGAACTCATGGAGAAGATGTACGCAGAACGCAAGCACTACAAGAACCTGATGATTGCTGCACAGAAGCGGTTGGTTGAATTGGACAAGAGTGCCCCTGCGGAAGAGCGGCAGCGAATTGAGTACGAGATTTCCAAGTACCACAACTTTCAGTTGGTGCGTAAGATTCAGTTGAACTCCGCTTACGGTGCAATCGGCAATCAGTACTTTCGATTCTTTGATGTAGCCCTCGCGGAAGCCATCACGCTGTCAGGGCAGTTGAGCATTCAATGGATTGGTGACGCACTCAACCGCTTCCTGAACAAAGTGCTAAAGACTGACGGGCAGGACTATGTGATTGCGTCTGACACAGACTCTGTGTATTTGCGTCTTGGCGGTGTGGTAGCCCTGAGCAAGAAGACCACCACAAGCGATCAGGTTGATTTCTTGAATGATTTCTGTGAGCGTGTGCTGCAACCGTACATCGACAAGCAGTTTGCAGAACTTGCGGGTGTGCTGAACGCATACGCCAACAAGATGTCAATGGGACGCGAAGTCATTGCAGAGAGAGGCGTGTGGACTGCCAAGAAGCGGTATATGCTGTCCGTGTGGGACACCGAAGGTGTGCGCTACAAGACTCCCAAGTTCAAGATCATGGGCATGGAGACTGCGCGTTCGTCTACTCCTGCGTATGTTCGCAAGGCACTCAAGACTGCAATTGAAACCGTTCTCATGGGTGACGAAGCCACACTTCAGAAGTTTGTGATACAGACAGAGCGGGAGTTCAAGTCTCTGCCTGTGGAGGAAGTGGCTTCTCCCCGTGGCGTGAACGGCATGACGGAGTACGCCAACGCGCTCACCATTTACAAGAAGGCTACACCCATCGCGGTGAAGGCGGCTCTGCTCCACAATTCTATTGTGAAGCGACTCAAACTAGACAAGAAGTACCGCCTGATTGGTGAAGGCGAGAAGATGAAGTTTATTTACCTGAAGACTCCCAACCCTATACACGAAGGCGTGATTGGTTTTCCCATCACCATGCCCAAGGAGTTTGATCTTCAGAAATACATTGACTACGATACTCAATTCAAAAAGACTTTCCTTGAGCCTCTACGCGCCATCACCGATGCGGTGGGGTGGAGTCCTGAAGAAAGAAATAGTCTTGAGTCGTTGTTTGCGTGATTGCGTTTCTACATACAGTAACCCCCAACAAAAGGATATATCATGGCTACAAAGATCGTGAAGGTTCAAACTGGCGAAGAACTTATTGCAAGCGTCACCGAAAATTTTGAAGGCGACAAGATTGTGTCGTACACCTTCAAGAATCCGTGCATGGTTGTGCCTGTTCCCACCAAGAACGGTGGTGCAAACATTGCGGTCGTGCCGTGGATGGCATCAGTCAAGGACACCAAGGTGACTGTTCCTGCGTCTTATGTAATGTTCACTGCTGATCCTGTTATGGATCTGGCTAATGAATTCAACGGCGCGTTCAACGGGCTTGTGGTTCCCACCGCCAACGCTCCACACGCAGGACTCAAACTCACAACCTAATGAGTACCCTAAATCTTGAATACTTGAAAGGTCTTCTCTGCAAAAGAAAAGACCTGCTGCGGCGTGAAACTCAACAGATGATCGTTGACAAACTTACGCCGTTGGATACAATACGGGCTATGGAGTCTGAGATGGATCTCATTGACACGCAGATTAAACAATTGGAGAAAGCATGAAACTGAATGATATTTTGAAGGCGGCAAACAACAAGTACGCAACCATTGCAGCAGATGGATTGGAGGGCAGCGATGTCAAGGGATTTATTTCCACGGGATCGTATTCTTTTAATGCTCTACTGAGTGGTTCCATCTACGGTGGCATTCCCGACAACAAGATTATTGCTCTTGCGGGTGAACAAGCCACGGGCAAGACTTACTTTGCGCTGAATGTGGTTCGTGAATTTCTTGATAGTGATCCCACCGCAATGGTGCTGTATTTTGATACAGAGCAAGCCATCACCAGTGAAATGCTTGACTCTCGCGGAATTGATCGTTCGCGGGTGGCTGTGCTGCCTGTTGCCACGGTGGAAGAGTTCCGTCATCAATGTGTTCTCAGCGTGGACAAGTATTTGGAGACAGACAGCAAGTCTCGTCCGCGCATGATGATTGTGCTTGACTCTTTGGGAATGTTGTCCACAGAGAAGGAAATGAACGACACCGCCGAAGGCAAGGGAACCCGTGACATGACTCGCGCACAGGTTCTCAAGGCTACCTTCCGTGTGCTTACCATCAAGTTGGGCTATGCTCGTATTCCACTCATTCTTACAAACCACACTTACGATGTTGTGGGTGCGTATATTCCAATGAAGGAAATGGGCGGTGGCAGCGGTCTGAAGTACGCTGCGTCCACTATCATCTACCTGTCCAAGAAGAAGGACAAGGTGGACAACGAGGTGGTGGGCAACATCATTCACTGCAAGACCAACAAGAGCCGTATGACGAAGCAGGACAAGATGATTGATGTGCAGTTGAATTTTGAAACAGGACTCAACAAGTACTACGGGCTATTGGATGTGGCAATCAAGCACGGCATCTTCACCAAGGTGTCCACAAAGATTCAGTTGCCCACAGGCAAGACGGCTTTCGAATCACAGATTAATCGTGAGCCAGAAAAGTACTACACTCCCGAGGTGCTTGCAGCAATTGAAGTTGCCGTAAAGAAGGAGTTCTGCTACGGTTCTGATGAATCGCAGAAGGCAATGGACAAACTTGCTGAATTGGACGAGGAGATCGGACTCAAGTGAGCCAAACAGAGAAAATAATCCTATCGGGACTGCTGAACGATTCCGATTTCTGTAAGAAGACCATTCCCTTCTTGCAGGAGGAATATTTTCTTGATCGGGTTGATCGTGCAGTGTTCCGTTCACTACAGGATTTTGTGAACGAGTACAAGGGCATTCCCACCAAGGAAGCCCTGCTGATTGCTTTGGAAAACAACAAGAGCCTGACCGAAGACGAATTCGGAAAGTGCAAAACTCTTGTTGGTGAAATTGGTAAGAATGTCACACAGGACACTCAGTGGATGCTAGACACCACGGAAAAGTTTTGTAAGGACAAAGCCATTTACAATGCCATCCTTGAGTCTATTCAGATTATTGACGGCAAAGACAAAGCACGAACACCTCACGCCCTGCCTGAAATCCTTTCGAAAGCCTTGGCTGTATCATTCGACACGAATGTGGGTCACGATTTTCTAGAGGACTATCAGGAACGGCACGAGTTCTATCACAGGGTTGAACGAAAGGTTCCGTTTGACTTGGAGATGTTTAACGCCATCACCAAGGGCGGCATCTCTCCCAAGACCCTGAACATCATCATGGCAGGAACAGGTGTAGGCAAAAGCCTGTTCATGTGCCATCATGCCGCTGCGTGTCTCATGCAGAACAGAAATGTTCTGTACATTACTCTTGAGATGGCAGAGGAACGCATTGCCGAACGCATTGACGCAAACATCATGGATATTACTATGGATGAACTTGCGGATCTGCCTTTGGAACTTTATGAAAAGCGATTGAAGTCTTGCACACGGGGAGTTTCGGGAAAACTCATCGTGAAGGAATACCCTACTTCATTCGCCAATGCCAATCACTTCCGTATCCTTTTGGACGAGTTACGACTGAAGAAGCAGTTTACTCCCGACATTATTTTTATTGATTACATCAATATCTGCTCTTCGGCTCGTTTCAAGCACGGCAATACCATCAACTCCTATGGCTACATCAAGGCTATAGCAGAGGAATTGCGGGGCTTGGCAATGGAACGGGATGTGCCTATTGTGTCTGCCACTCAGGTCAACCGAGCAGGGTTCTCGTCCACCGATGTTGACTTGACAGACACTTCAGAATCTTTCGGGCTTCCACACACCGCTGATCTGATGATTGCCTTGATTACCACTGAAGAATTGGAAAAGGCAGGGCAGATCATGGTAAAGCAGTTGAAGAACCGTTACAATGGCAAGGCTGCAAACAAGAAGTTCATCGTGGGGCTAAACTACTCCAAGATGAAGTTCTACGATATTGACAGCAGCGTGTCCGAAGACTTGATGGACGCAAACATCAAAAAGGGCGAACACGATGGGTTTGGTTCAGGATACGGAGCCAAGGACTTCACGGCGAAGTTCGGCAATAAGCGTGACACTAGCGATTGGAATATTTGATGTCTGCCTACATCGACAAGAAATATATTAACATGGTGTCTCCTCAACTTGAGCGATTCAAGTGGAAGAGTGGAAATCTTGCAAATTGTCGTTGCCCTATCTGCGGTGACTCGCAGAAGAACAAGAGCAAAGCCCGTGGATTTTTCTTTCCCAAGAAGAACGACTATTTCTTTAAGTGCCACAACTGTGGCATCGGGCATTCGATGTACCGTTTCTTGCAATTTGTTGCTCCTGCTCTAGCCCAAGAGTACGCGCTTGAGCGGTGGCGCAACGGCGAGAACGGCAAAAGCAATTATGTGAAGCCGGATGAAACGGCAATTGCTCTGCCCAAGGCTGAACTGCACCTTCCAAAAATTACTTCACTTGCGGAAGATCATCTTGCACGGGAATATTTGACAGCAAGACAGATTCCTCACCTTGACCGCTTCTATTTTTCAAATGGATTTGGAGATTGGGTTCGATCCATTGACCCTACATATACCACCATTCCCAATGACGAGCGTATTGTCATCCCCTTTGTCAACAAACGGGGGGAATTGGTTGCAGCCCAAGGACGGTGCCTAAGCGGTTCCAAGAACGCAATCCGATACATCACCGTTAAGTTCTGCAAGGACGGCAGAGCAATTTATGGCGAGGATAAATTGGATTATTCAAAGAGGGTTTATGCAGTTGAAGGTCCACTTGACTCTGTATTTCTCAATAATGCTGTTGCTCTTGCTGGCTGTGAACTCGCTCACGCCACTAAATTGTTCAGTGATTGTGTTGTTGTATACGACAACGAGCCTCGCAATACAGAGATTGTCAAAAAGATTGAAGAAGCCATCCGTGGTGGATACACCGTATGCGTGTGGGCTGACAGCGTAGAGGAAAAAGACATCAACGACATGGTGCTTGCGGGGCGTTCACCGCAGGAAGTTCAGAGTATCATTGACGAGTGTGCTTGCAGCGGACTCACTGCTCTTGCACGATTTTCACAGTGGAGAATGCGATGAGTGAATGGAAGATCAATCCAATGAATGATTTTTGCAATACTGAAGTCGGTAAACTTTTGCGTGATCGCATAACAAATATGGATACAGAGACAAGATTGGAAGCCGCTTCCATGTGTCAGATGTTTTCTTTTTGGAACGAAATACAAACCACGCTGATAGCGGGTGTAGAAGAAATTAAAAGATTGAAAGCGCGTATTTCTGAATTGGAGGCTGCAAATGAGCGTTAAGAATGTAATTGTGTTGGACAACGGTTTTGTGCAGTATGTGTCCCATATGGGTGACGATCTCACCGTTGTAAACGCAGCGCGTGTTTCCTTTAACAAGGAAAGCAAGTGGGAAGGCGACTACATGGATTCGGATCTCATGTTTCACAAAAAGCAAATGGATCCACGGGACGAGAAACTCATTGCCTACCTTGCCAAGCACAAGCACTGGACTCCGTTTGCCCACCCACAGATCACCCTGCGGATCAAGGCTCCCATCTTTGTCCGCACCCAACTGTTCAAGCACAAGGTGGGATTCACCGAAAACGAGGTGAGCCGCCGCTATGTGAGTGATCCGCCAAGCGTGTATTTTCCACGGTGGCGCGGCGCGCCCACAAACGGTGCCAAGCAAGGGTCGGAAGACTTTATGCCTGTAGATGACGATTACAACACAGTGAACCGCCACTACGAACTCACGGTTCGGGAGGCTTTGCTTACCTATGACGAACTCCTGAAGCGCGGCGTGGCTCCTGAACAGGCTCGTGCGGTGCTGCCGCAAGGCACTTACACGGAGTGGTGGTGGACGGGTTCGCTTTCAGCCTTTGCCCGTGTGTACGCACAGCGGTCAGATCCCCACGCACAATGGGAGTGTCAGCAGTACGCCCACGCTATGAGCGCAATCATTGCACCGCTTTTTCCGCATTGTTGGGCGGCTTTGACCGCAAAACCACCCGCCCCTGAAGCCTAAATACAGGGATGACCGACTTTTCCGATTCTTCCAAGCCCACAGAGCCACGCCGAACTGCTGCTATTTCCAGTGGTCAGTTTGAGTCGGGTTCCGTGTTTCGTTTAGTGCGCGAAATCCGTGGTTCCGCGTACTCTGTGGGCGATCAGTTCATGCTGATTGAATCTGAAGACTGCCACAATCCCAATGTTCTGAAATTGGGTGGCGTGGGTGAAAACTATTTTATTGATCCCCGTGGCACTGCTCTGCGAATTGAAGCAGGGGACGAGCAGATTAACGGTATTTTTGAGTTGGTGCAGACCACCCCAAAACTGGTAGTGGAAGAAGGGCAGGAGGTTGTTCCGCCCACCAAGCACATTACCGAAGGAGAATTCCGCAAGTTCCGTGAGGGCTTGGCGGGAGTTCTGCACGAAATATCCCAAGTTGGCAGCAGCGGTGAGCGCGGTGATCGCGGTCCTCGCGGCTTCACAGGTGTTCAAGGTGACAAGGGCGACAAGGGAGACACTGGACTACAAGGTGTAGCAGGAGAAAAGGGTGAACCCGGTGAAGCAGGGCTACAAGGTCCGCAGGGTGACAAGGGGGACACAGGAGAAACCGGAGTTCAAGGCGAACGCGGCATCCAAGGCGAACGCGGTGAACGCGGAGAAAAGGGGGAACGCGGTGAAAACGGCAAAGACGGAAACTCGGGTGAACGCGGTGCTGCGGGTGATAAAGGCGAAACGGGAGAGCGTGGCGAGAAAGGTGAGCGTGGCGAACGCGGTGCTGCGGGTGCTGACGGTCGTGATGGCGTTGCTGGTCCGCGTGGTGAGCGCGGTGAAGCGGGTGAACGCGGTGCTGACGGCGCAGTGGGCGCGGCTGGTGCAAAGGGCGCAAAGGGTGATAAAGGCGACAAGGGAGATACTGGAGAGTCTGGCGTTGTAACCGCCAAGTTCCCGCTTGTCTATGACGCAGACGAAAAAACTATATCCATTGACGAAGAACGCCTAGACAGGATTCTCAAGAAGATTCTTGGCGGCGGCAAGGTGTCTACACAGGACATGGGTTGGCTTGCGTCCACGGGTGGCGGCGGCAAGGTGGCTGTGTACATCAACGGCTCCAAGATCACGCCTGATGTTCGCACACTAGACTTTACAGGCGCAGGAGTAACGGCTTCCAAGGTGGGCGGCAAAGTCACCGTGAACTTTACGGGCACGGGAGGCGGCAGCAGCGGTGGTGTGGCTAGCGTGAACGGGTTGAGTGGCGCGGTGTTCCTTGAGGGTGGAACAGACATTTCGGTCACCACAAGCGGACAGACACTCACTGTTACCTACACGGGATCAAGCGTTTCCAATGCGGTGACATCGTTCAATGGAATTACTGGTGCTGTAACAGGAGTATGTGCTGCCTCGGCAGGAACAGGTATTTCCGTTAGTGGTTCCACTGGCACGGTAACCATCACCAACACTGGCGTGCAGTCATTCAACGGCATCACAGGTGCAGTTCAAGGTGTGTCGTCTTGGAATGGACAGACAGGTGCAGTCACATTTAATAACTATGTTTCAAGTTTCAACGGCATCACAGGTGCAGTTCAAGGCGTGTCTGCTGCGGTAGCGGGAAGTGGAATATTTGTTAGCGGTGCAACAGGTGAAGTCACCATTACAAACACAGGTGTGGTGTCGTTCAACGGACTCACAGGTGCAGTTCAAGGTGTATCAAGTTGGAATGGACAAACTGGTGCAGTCACATTTAATAACTATGTTTCAAGTTTCAACGGGCTGACTGGCGCGGTTCAAGGCGTATCTTCGGCTAACGGGTTGACTGGCAGTATTGTGTTTGGTGGGGCAGCAGGTATAACCCATACGGTCAGCGGCAATGGAATATCGTTTGGCATCAACTACCACTTTGGTGGACAGACATTTGAATCCAAAACTGGCAGCACAATGGCAGGTGTGGACATCCTGCTGTTACAAAGAAAAATAGGCACAGACGGAAACAAGATGTACCAGACAACGGTACAGAACTTGTTCCAAAACTTTCTTCCTTTGTACAGTGCTTACGGCACGGCAAAGATTAGTGATTCAAGTCTAGGATCAGGATCAAGCAGTTATTCATTCTTGATGTCTAACTCGGGAAGCGAAGGCACTATTTCTTTTGCCGAACAGATGAAGGTGATTCAGAGTGGAATGTTGTTCTCCACACAGGGAATCACTTGGGCTACGGGAAATTCAGGAACCACTCTTGCCATCAACTACCGCTACGGTGGCGCAACATTTGCTGCCAAGAGCGGAAATCCACAAAACACCGATACCTTCTTGATTCAAGAAGGCGGCACTGGAGACATGAAGACGGTGCCCATGAGCAGTATTGTGAGTGCTGTGGGCGAACAGGCTGTCACTTCAGTTAACGGTGCAACCGGTGCTGTTCAGGGAGTTTCATCCGTAAACGGCATAACAGGTCCGTTTGGAATATCTGCGGGGCTTGGAATTTCATTTAGTGTAACAGGCAATACTTATTCCTTTAAGGTAAGTTACACCACAACAGGAGTTCCAACCCTTGGTTCTGTGCTTGATACAGATTGGTTGCTCATAGATCGCGTAAAAGACGCGAATGATATTCGTAGAATTCGTGTACTAGATTTTAGAAATTCTCCGTATGCAGCAGAAACTCCTAGTTCAATTACTGATTACGGCACATCTCCACCAGTGAGTTCATTTGTGCTACAGTCTATACTTGATGGGGCAACAGCAACCACATATAAAGTTGGGTTGAATGACTTTAAAACCACAGTTCTCGCCTCAATAGACGGTGGAAATTACACCTAAATAGAGTACGCACTATTAGGACACAACTATGGCAACAGAAATCACATTCCGCAGAGGCTCTAACGACCCCACATCGGGTTCGGGTCTAACACTTGCCGAGCCAGCGTTCAATACAACGCTGAAGACTTTCCATATTGGATTGGGTTACGGTATCACTGCGGCGTGGGTTGGCGCACCAATCAGCGGACTTTCGGCTGACATTGCTGCTGGCATTACCTACAAGATTCCTACTGCTGCTGCTGTTAAGAACTATATTTCTACTGTTGGGGGCGTGATTGGCGCAACAGGTGCCACAGGATCTCAAGGTGTTCAAGGTGCAACAGGTGCAACAGGTGCCACAGGATCTCAAGGTGTTCAAGGTGCAACAGGTGCAACAGGTGCAACAGGTGCCACAGGATCTCAAGGTGTTCAAGGTGCAACAGGTGCAACAGGTGCCACTGGTGCTACAGGACCTCAAGGTGTTCAAGGTGCAACAGGTGCAACAGGTGCCACTGGTGCTACAGGACCTCAAGGTGAACCAGGACAATCTTCAAATTATTACAGTTATAAAGTTCATACGACATCCCAGACTCCACCTACTGAAAATGGTGAAATAAGATATAATAATGCCACCCAAATTAGTTCAACAGTACTATATGTTGACCATTTAGATAACAATGGGGATGACATTGACATATTTCTTTCATTGCTCAAGCAAAATGATAATTTAATAATTCAAGATGCCA